ATTGAAGCACATGGTGGTTGATAAAAAACATTCTCGTGCAACTGGGCCAATTGTTTCACTTACTCGACAGCCTTGTGAAGGACGAGCACATGATGGTGGTTTGCGTGTGGGTGAAATGGAACGTGACTGTTTGATTTCGCATGGAGCATCCCGATTTGTCAAAGAACGATTGATGGATGTTTCGGATCCATTTGAAACAGGATTCTGCCGTAATTGTGGAGTTCTTGCAACAGTAAATGCATCAGCAGATATTTATAACTGTGGCGTTTGTGGATCATCAACTCATTTTGAAATTAAAACAATTCCATATGCGGTTAAGCTGTGGTCTCAGGAATTAGAATCTATGCATGTTATTCCCAGATTAGTATTTGAATAATTCATATAATGGAGTACAAATACATTCTGGAATTTATGGGTGTGATAGTTATTGTTTACAGTTCACTGATGACTGATGCAAGTCCACTTATTATGTCAGTTCTATTTTTTGGTATTTTGACAATAACTAAAGATAAAAGTACCGGCCACTTTAATCCTATCACAACTCTGTGCACATATATGCGTGGCCGTATGAGTATTGAAGAACTTTTGTATAATATGCTTGCACAATTATTGGCGTTAATTGTTGTGATTATTTCATTCAAAGATGTGAATGACATTGTTAATCCACCCAATATAGCATAGAAAAAAATTTATGATTTTATGCGCATAGAGTTCAACTAGTGACGCCCCCAAAGTTCAATTTTTTTTCTCAGTAAGGATTATAACAACATGGGTGGTGGTCTTCTGCAGATTGTATCTTATGGTGCTCAAGATATCTACATTTCGGGTAATCCGCAGATTACGTTCTGGAAAATTCTATACAAGCGCCATACGAACTATGCCGTGGAATCGATTGAAGTGACGTTCAACGGCCAGGCTGACTTCAACAAGCGTGTGACGGCTGTGATCAATCGTAACGCGGATCTAATGTACCGCACGTACCTGCAGGTTGTGCTGCCCGAAATCAATCTAACGACTGGTAGTGGCACGTTTGGCTCGACTGGCACTGCCACTGCTGGTTTCCGTTGGCTGAATTACATTGGCCACCGCCTCGTGAAGCAGGTTGAAATCGAAATTGGTGGCCAGCGCATTGATCGTCAGTATGGTGACTGGATGCAGATCTGGACCCAGCTATCGACGGAGGCTGGTTCGGTGAAGTCGTTCGAGTCGCTCATCGGCAACACGCACGACCTAGTGCTCACGAAGCGTGCGAATGGTCTTGCACTAGATGCGACGTGCTCGACGTCTGAAACCACGATTTCGTGCGTGCCTCGCAAGGGTACCCCGGCGAAGACGCTGTATGTGCCGCTCCAGTTCTGGTTCTGCCGCAACCCGGGCCTTGCGCTCCCGCTGATTGCTCTCCAGTACCACGAAGTTCGCGTGAATGTTGACTTCGAAACGTGGGCGAACTGCCAGTACTATGAGTCTGAAGCGGGCAAGTCTGCGGCGGCCCCTACGCAGTCGCTTGCCGCCGCGTCGCTATACGTGGACTACGTGTACCTTGACACGGAAGAGCGCCGCCGCTTTGCGCAGCAGCAGCACGAATACCTGATCGAGCAGGTGCAGTACACGGGTGCTGAATCGATCACGTCGTCGTCGAACAAGATCCAGCTCAACTTCAATCACCCCGTGAAGGAACTACTTTGGGTTGTGCAGCGCGATTCGTTCGTGGACTGCTCGAATCCCGCGTGGATTTCGTCGGTTGGTGGCATGCAGCCCTTCAACTACTCGGATGACTTCAGCACGGATGGCATGATTGAGGCGCTTCTATCGCAGGCTTCCCCTAGTTCTATTCCTGCAGGTGGCACGGCTCTTGCGACGGCCACGATGCCTCTTGGCGGAAACCCGACGCAATCGACGAGTCTCATTGGTGCGGACTCGGCTGACGTGAATGGTGTGCTTGAATTCGAGTCGAGCGTGAACTACCTGCTCGCGAAGGTGATTCTCGATTCGGGTATCCGATGCGATGGCAAAAATCCGGTGGAAGTTGCCAAGCTCCAGCTCAACGGCCAGGATCGTTTCACGGAACGCGAAGGCTCGTACTTCGACAAGGTGCAGCCTTACCAGCACCACAGCCGCTGCCCTTCCACGGGTGTGAACGTGTACTCGTTCGCGCTCAAGCCCGAAGAGCACCAACCGTCCGGCTCGTGCAATTTCTCGCGCATTGACAAGGCCACGCTCCAGCTCACGGTGTCGCTCAACACGGTGACGCTTGGCCGCACGGCGCAGGTGCGAGTGTATGCCGTGAACTACAACGTGCTCCGCGTGATGTCCGGTATGGCTGGTCTCGCGTACAGCAACTAAACGCTGCTTGCAATTTTCAATTGCTTTGTATATTCGTACAACACAATACCACAAGCATTTGTAACATTTAGTGAACGTACCATTCCATATTGAGGAATTGTAATTCGTGGAATATCCAAGCAAAGCCATTCAGCAGGAATACCGTATGCTTCAGAACCCATGATAAAACAAATAGGTTTGTCAAACTCTCGAAACTTAAAATTGTCCAAAGGTTTCCCATGTTGCTCAATGAGAACTGGCGTAATACCTTTCTCATCGAAGAATGATTTGGGATTTTCAATTGAATCAATTTTATGAACAGAAATATAATTTTTAGCACCAACTTCTGGTCTAGAATCATAACGACGTTTGCCAACAATCCAAACATCAGAACAGCCCATTACTGCTGCTGTTCTGATTGCCATTGCAATATTCAAATCTCCTCCCAAATTTAGAAGCAAGATATGAATAGGTAACTTCAACTTTGATGAAATTTTTTTCAAAACAGTGAGAGGATTTGTTTGATAACAAGTCGCCACATTAAAACTTAGTTGTTTGCTTGTGTTCATTTTTTATATTCTAGGATTTCAAACATATTTTTCCGTTTTGAAAGAATAAAATAATAGATATACCCGTACACAATCCAAATAAAAATCCTTTTCTCCATTCATTATCCGCATATTCTGCAATAATTCTGCCGAAAAGATGTGTTCTATCCACACTTCCAACAAAAGGTTTCATTGTAGAGAATATGTATATTTTCTTTAAACTGGAATAGAATGAATAAAATCTTTAGCCATTTCTTTTACGGTAAGTTCCATCTCTTCAATTTTATTTTTTAGAAATTTTAATTTTTCAATATGCTGAGATTTCAAGTGATCTCTTGCAATTTTTACATCAATGTTTTCCATAATATTTTTTGCACGAAAGTCATGCATTGATATTTTTTTATAATTAGATCTAACTGCAGCATATTCATCTTTTGCTAGTTTCAGGGCAGCATTTGCAATTTCCCAACGATATTTTGCTTTTGATGCATGTATCCAGTCAGCTTCAGACATTTTTTGCAAATAAATGGTTTGAATTAAAAATCCATTTTCTCCAAGGTTATCGGATAACCACCGGCTTAAGCCCAGACTCAAAGCGCTGAAGCGAGTCCCTCATTCCGAGGGGCAACACATCAAGCCAATAGTCTGATCTTTGGATAATGTTAGCCGCACGCATTTGCGCACGATGAACAAGAATTGCATCATACTCCTTATTCAGCTGGAGCATCAGTGCATCGACTGCCGCTTTGTCAGGCAAAATTGCGAGTGCAGCGTTCATCAACGCCCCCGCAGTTCGCAAAAGTTCTTGCGCAGTCATGGCAGTGTTTTCAATCGAATAGTTATTGCATGCAATTGCATAAGCACAACCCGCATCATAAACGGCCATTTTTGAGATTATAAATCCCAAGCAAGATTTTATTTTTTATAAATAAAAAATTCATTTTACTTAAAAATTAATTATGTTTTATTTTATATAATGTCAAAACCTAAAATATGTTTTTTAATATCAGGACAAATGCGTACAAACAGTTTAAGTAATAATAAAATAACAAATAATTATCTTAATAAATCTTTTGATAAATATTTATGCAATACAGAAATAGAGCAAAATTTTAATTGTGATGTATTTTTATCTGTTGATAATTGCAATATAGACAAAACTAAAGCTTTTTTTGGAAATAAATTAAAAAATATTCATTGTATGGATAATGATTTTTATTTAAATCCAATTAATTCTAAAATTTTACCATATGAATTTTATAAAAATCAATACAATAATTATGATTTTGAAGGTTGTGGAGATCATTTTACTTCGTGTGTAATGCAGTTTTATCGATTATATGATTGTTTAAATTTAGTTGAAAATATTAATGAATATAAATATATTATTAGAATTCGACCAGATGCTAAATTTTATGTGAATATTTATCAATTTTTAAATAAATTAGAACAAAATAATAATATATTATTATTTGGCGATATTGGTTATTCTGCAATTGGAAGAACTGATATTATGATTCATTATTGTAAGTTAATTGAAAAAATAGGAACATATAAAACTATAGATAAATATAAATTTATAAAAAATATTGCGTGTCATAAATTATTTACTTATAGACCAAAAAAAGAATGGTGGTATACAGTTGAAGTTCAATCAACTATTCATTTAATGGATTATTGTTTTATGAATAATTTAGATATTGATACAAGTTTAAATTCATATCATATACAAAATATAGAATATCAACATTATATTTTTCCTGCAAAAAAAATAAATGATATTGGTGAATTAAATGAAAAAAATAATTTTTTAATTTATGATAAAAAAGTTGAAAAAAATATTTTATTTATTGGTTCTTGCAGAATTTCATCATTAATGTATTATTTAGCAAAGTATAACTCGCATCGTAAATATAATATTTATGGAATATATGTAGTAACATATACTGGTAATAAAATAAATAATTTACCAAAAAATCAAATATTAGAAATATTAAAAAATACAGATATTATTATATGTGAACAAATGTGTAATTATAGATATTTAAATTCAGATGAAAACTTATCAGAAAATTTTTTTAAAGAATTTAATGTTGATAAAAAAATTAAAATTATTCATATTCCAAACTTAGAATTAAGAATGTATCACCATGATATTATAAATATATTTGGTCAACAAAAAAATAATGTATATAATTACCATTTGATGTCAAAAAAACATTTATTTGATTTGAACACAAAATTAGGATTTTTAGAATTAAATACTTTTATAGAAACAAATTTAACAAAATATAAATTATTTTCAACTGCAAATCATCCAACTCGAATTTTATCATTGTATTTATTTAAACTACTTGTAGCTAAAATTTATGATAATAACTTTGTTGAAACTGATTTATTTGAAGAATTATTTGAAGAAAAATTTTTAGAAGGAAATGATACCCCAATTATTAAAGAGGATATTGAATTATATAACTTTAAATTTAATACTAATTTACAATCATCTGATATTTTAAATGATAAAAATAAAAAAATATGCGATATTTCTTTAGATTTTCCTTCTTCTTTATTTAAATAAATGGATATTTTTATTAAAACGTATCATAAAGATTATATTTGGTTGGATTTTTGTTTAAGAAGTATCAAAAAATTCGCACATGGGTTTCGTGATGTTGTAATTGTTACTGAAGAGAGTCATCCCATTCCACAAGAACTATTAAATATTATTCCTTTAAAAGTTTATTATGTACCATTTCCTAGTACTCAGCCAAAATGGGTTGAACATGGATTAGGTTATTTATGGCAACAATATATTAAACTTACATGGTATAATTATACAGATGCTTCTGCAGTTCTAATTATGGATAGCGATGAAATGTTTACTGTACCTACATCTCCTTTTAATTTTCAAAGTAGTGGTAAATATTTTTGGTACTATCGTGATTGGAAAGATGCAGGAACTGGTATTTGTTGGAAAAAATGGACTGATGCGATGCTTTGTCATGAATCGCAATATAATGCAATGTGCATTACAGGATTTGTAATGGAAAAAGAAACATCTATTAAATTGAAAGAATATTTATGTAAACAACATTCTGTTGGAGATATTTGGGACATTTTTGTAAAACATAATATGCAAACTACTTCTGAATTTAATGTATTTGGTTCATTTGTACATCATCATTGTAGTGATAAATATATTAAAAAAATTAATTTTACTCCTAAAGAAACTCATAATGTAACTATTCGAAAAACATGGTCATGGGGTGGTGTTAAAGATTCGGAAAAAGAAATAAGAAACAAAATATTAACTTAATAAATGGTAGGTATTTTTATTAAAACTTGCAAGAAAGATCATGAATGGTTAAGGTATTGTTTGATGTCTATTGAAAAATTTGCGACTGGATTTGAAGGTATTTGTTTGCTTACAGATTCTGATCATAATAATATTACCGAATTAAAATCTATTATAACAAAAATGCCTATAGAAATTACGCAAGTGCCGGTTCCGACTGGAATCACTCATAATTGTCAAGATGGCGTAGGATATATTTGGATGCAGCATCAAAAATTAAATTGGCATAATTATTGCAAGTATGATGCAGTTTTGCAGATTGATTCGGATTCTATTATTACATCAAATTTTAATGTAAATGACTATTATACTGAAGTTGAAGATGATATTGTAAAATATAAATGGTGGACACGACCGTGGAATTTGGCTGAAGGAGCAATATGTCATAAAGAACCATTGGCTAAATTATTTAAGTTACAACCATTGTCTGAACATATGCTTTTTAATGGATGGTTAATGACTAGAAGTGATACTACTGATTTTCATAAATGGCTAAAAAATACTTGGAAATGTGATTACTGGCATTATCTTATTGTTCATGCAAATTCAGATTGGGGAGGTACAAAACGAGGAAGTTCAATCTACAATACATATGGAATGTTTATTCAACAAATTAAAAGATCAAATATATATGTTTTTATAGAAAAATGGAAAAATATTGCACCAATTAAACAGTTTTGGTCATGGGGAGGTATAACGCCAGAAATCAAAATTGAAATACATAATATTTTAGAACTTGCGTAAAAATATGTTTTTTAAGTTATTTTTAGAAAATAAATGGTAGGTATTTTCATCAAAACTTGCAAGAAAGATCATAGATGGTTAAAATATTGTTTGATGTCGATTGATAAATTTGCCACCGGATTTGAAGGCGTTGTTATTTTGACTGATTCGGATCATGCT